TGATTTGTGGTACGAAATCTTCTCTTGAAATGTTCACCCCTGAAAGGTGTGCTGAATATGCTTTAAAATACTTCAATCACATTCACACCACAGCCTCAAAAGCAATCGTTGGCGCTTTTTCCACCTGCCGCGATGCTGTTTTCCTTAAACGTAAATTTATCAAAGTTGATGGTGTTATTATGTGTCCTATGTCCAAACAAGACATCATTAATTCTCTTATGTATATTGATTCTTCCTCCGACCTTGGAGTAGAAGAACAGACCATCACAAATATTCATTCCGCTCTTCGTGAATTCTTTTTCCATGGCCGTGAAGAATTCAATTGCCAGAAGTCTCTTTTAAATCCATTTTTAGCTTCAATCAACTCAAAAGCCATTTTCACTCAATCTTACGATGACCTTCTTTCGGTTTACTTGAAGGTCATCCAAAAATGTTAGACTTCCACCGGCACCGACAGCCCAAACATGGCCCCGTTGGAGGTTCCAGCCTGAAGCAGCAGTCTCTGTTAGGTCTCTTGTTAAGACCGGGTGTGATACAGCCCAAAGTGCTACACTGTAAAGTGTCGAACCGATACGATCTCTTTGCGGTCGGTTTGAGCCATTCGTTTCCTGCGGCCCAATGCAGCCAATGGAGTGTACGTTCACGCATTTCCAAAGATTCTTCTTCTACCCAAAGTTCCGAACGAACTCTTCAGGACGCTTCCGAAGCTCCTAAAATGTCCCAGGTGTCACTGACCACCTTCAATGAGTCAGCCAATAACGTTATGATACAACAGTCAGGCACAGATATCTTAGCGTCCATCTCAAATCCTTTTCCAGATCAGACCCCTCTTAAACTTCTGGAAAGGACTTATCAAGTTGCTCAATTCGATTGGACCCCAACCTTCGCATTCAACTTTACTAATTTCCCTGCTGCCCTTCTCGCTCAGCCTACAATAGCGAATGCACTTGCGTGCTTCTCCTATTTTCGTGCTGACCTTGAAATTCAAATCAAGATGAACTCGACCCCTTACCATCAAGGTTCACTTATTGTCGCTTTTCAACCTTGTTCCGACATTTCTGGTTATGATGTCGCTACAATGAGCGGTGCTCACCCTGTTATCTTGTCTGCTTCCGTACAAGATTCATGTGTCATAAAAGTCCCATATGTCAATCCTTTAGCTTGGATTCCTCTCAACAATGTCTCTCCATATGACATTTGTTCCTTGCTAATCAAACCTCTTAATCCTCTTTTAACTACAACCATAGGTATTCCCGCTTCAATTCCAATTACGGTTTACGCCGCTTTTAAAAATCCAAAGGTTGCTGGTTACATTCAACCCGGCTTTGCCAGAGCTCAAGCTTCC